GCCAACCTGACCTTGCCGAGCTGCTGATTCAGATTAATCAGAACATCGCCCCGCAATACGAAGATCAATCGGGCGACTTCTTAGCCACGCTTGACACCGCGCAACTCATGTCGATGATGTCGCGGTTTGAAAATGCTGAAGCCGCTATCCAGGGGGCTTACCTCCAGCCGGTTGTGCAGACCGGCACCATTGCCAACTACAATCTTGACGGTAGCCCAACGGCGGGCGGCATAGCCTACGGCACAGGCCCCGCGCTAGCGGTCAGTGCGGCAGGCACATTGGGCCAGGTGCTGACCAGTGCAGGCGCCGGAACGCCAACATGGTCGACGGCTGCCGCAGGCACTGTGTCCAGCGTGTCTGTGGTGTCAGCCAACGGGCTGGCGGGGGCGGTAGCGACCGCAACCACAACCCCGGCGATCACGCTCTCCACGACCATCACCGGCCTGCTTAAAGGCAACGGCACCGCGATCAGTGCAGCCACCAGCGGCACAGACTACGCGCCCGCGACCAGCGGCACGTCGATCCTGTATGGCAACGGATCGGGCGGCTTTTCCAACGTCACCATTGGCACCGGCGTAGCCTTTGCTGGCGGCACGCTATCCGCAACAGGTTCGGGCGGCACCGTCACCAGCGTGACCGGAACGGCACCCGTTGTGTCGTCTGGTGGTGCTACGCCTGCGATCTCGATGCCAGCCGCCACAACGTCGGTCAACGGATATTTGACCAGTACGGACTGGAATACGTTTAACGGCAAGGGCAGCGGCACCGTCACCAGTGTAGCGGCGCTAACGCTCGGCACAACCGGCACTGACCTGTCTAGCACTGTTGCGACTGGCACGACCACGCCGGTTATCACGCTTCAAGTTCCAACGGCTTCTGCGGCTAATCGTGGTGCTTTGAGCGCCGCCGATTGGACGACTTTTAACAACAAGGGTTCTGGAACCGTCACCAGCGTGGCGCAGTCATTTACCGGCGGCTTGATTTCGGTTGCTGGATCACCGATCACCACATCCGGCACGCTGGCACTAACGGTTGCAGGCACTTCGGGCGGTATCCCTTACTTCTCAAGCGGCACAACCTGGGCAACCTCGGCGGCGCTTGCGGCCAGCGCATTGGTGGTTGGCGGTGGCGCGGGGGCCGCTCCTGCCACAACAACAACTGGAACAGGTGTGATTACTGCGCTTGGCGTGAATACTGGCACCGCTGGCGCGTTTGTGGTCAACGGCGGTGCGCTCGGCACACCGTCTAGCGGCACCGTTACAAACCTGACCGGCACCGCAAGCATTAACATTAACGGAACGGTTGGTGCTACAACGCGAAATACTGGGTTATTTACAACACTCGGCGCAAACAGTGCGGTGACACTTTCAGGTGCTGCGGCAAGTGTTCACACTCTTGGCACATCGGCGACCACAGGCACCGTGACCATCGGCGGCACCGCAATGACGGGAACGCTGACTTTTGGTCAATCCACCACGACAAACGCAGTAAACATTAACACGGGCGTAACTGCAAGCGGCAACACAAAATCAACTTACATATGCACAAACGGTGCTGCGGGTAGCATAGTAAATGTAGAAATGGGTTCTACGTTAGCCTCAACGTCTAACACCTTGGTCAACGGCAGATTGCTTGCATATAGAACTACTGCTGGTGGTAATCCGGGCTTCAGATGTTACGGAACATCAACCGATCAAAACTATATTCAAATTGATAGCACTGGCGGCGGTTTTACCGCCTTGGGCGTTAACGGTAGTGTTGGCGCAGAACTAGGAACGGGAACAACGGCGTATGCAACTGTTTTAGGTTCTTACGTTAATGTGCCGGTCGAGATAGTTGTAAATAATGCTAAGGTTGCGTCATTCGCCTCCACCGGCCTAGCGGTAACGGGAACCGCAATAGCATCCACAAGCGTTGGTGTAGGCAACACAACCCCGTCAGGCGGTGGTGCTGGTATAGCCTTCCCCGCCACGCAATCCGCATCAACAGACGCGAATACGCTGGATGATTACGAAGAAGGAACGTGGACGCCTTCACAAGGTGCAGGATTGACGGTTGTAGGCACTTTTTCTTCTGCGGGAACGTATACAAAAATAGGCCGTAGCGTAACTATTTACGGGAGGGTGTCTGGCAGCACAACGGTAGCAGTAACCGCTTCAAACACAGTTTTTTGTGCTGGACTTCCATTTTCGGGCGGGGGTGATAACGTCTATCCGGGAGTGGCACAAAATAATAGCACAACTGCGGGTATGTTTACGCAAGTAACTACCACAACGATTTATGCAGTAGGAACAATGCCTGCAACAACAAATATATATTTTTCTACTACTTATTTTGTTTAATTAGCTATACCGACAAAGAAAAAACAAATGGCAATCACCAAAGAAACCGCAATCGACCAGATCACCGTAACAGAAAACGGCATCGTTCTGTATCGTGAAGCCACCCGCATCATGGAAGATGGCACCGAACTGACCAAGACCTATCACCGTTCAAGCCTGACGCCCGACCAAAACCTGACGGGTGTGCCGGATAAGGTTGTGGCGATCTGCAAAACGGCTTGGACATCAGAAGTGATTGCCAAATACAATGAAACAACAGGGGCATAAATATGAGCGTTAATCTTTCTCTTTTTGCGGGCGCAGGCTGGCAGTTTTTCGATAACAACGGTGTGCCGCTAGCCGGTGGTTTGATCTATACCTACGCGGCAGGAACCACAACGCCGCAGGCAACTTATACCAGCAGCTCGGGAACGATCGCACAAAGCAATCCAATTGTGCTTAATTCCGCAGGGCGCGTGTCCGTTGGTGAAGTGTGGGTAAGCGAAGGGATTACATATAAGTTTGTCCTTAAAGATTCAGCCGGCACCACAATCGGAACGTATGACAATATCAACAGCACGTATGTTGCCGCCGATCTTGCTAACACAACTGATCCGACGCTAGGAGATGCGCTTGTTGGCTTTCGTCAATCAAATTTGGCGGGTAATTTGACCGGTTCTATAGGCAGCACAGTCCATCAAAAATTGCAATCTTATATTACTATTCTTGATTTTATACCTTTGGCTGAAATAGCCGCAATTCAAGCAGGCACTAGCACATATGATTGCTCAACAGCGTTAAGTAATGCTTTGGCCGCTTGCACAAGTCAAGTCATTACGTCGAGTTTTTATGCTGGCTGCAATAGCATTTTTTTTCCAAAAGGAAGATACCGTTTTGCTTCAACAATAAATTTAAAACAAACAGTTCGTCTTTATGGCGAAGTGCAAGACGTTTCAACTATTTTGCAATTTGATAATGGTATTGATGGAATTATCGTAAATAATTACAACACATACGGCAGAACAACAAGTACTGGATATTCTGCCGGACTTTCAACAATTGAAAATATGTTTTTATACTCTACGCCAGGCGCATCTGTTACGGGTAGGGGAATTTCATGCCGAGCGCGAGCAAATCTGTATAACTTAAATATAGAAAATTTTCCCGAAGATGGCGTGCATTGTGTTGCAACTTCTGGCGGTAGTGCTGCAACCGAGGGCAACTGTAACTTAATGTATATTTCAAGAGTAAACGTCACCGGCTGTGATGGTAATGGATTTTTATTTGACGGTGCGGACGCAAACGCAGGAACTATTATTCAATGTTCTGCCGTTGGAAATGCAGGAAAAGGTTTTTACGATTCTTCATTTTTAGGAAATACGTTTATAGGTTGTCATACCGAAAACAATACCGGTCAAGGCTATTGCACAGACGATACAAATTCTTGTTCTATGTTTTTAGGTTGCTATTCAGAAGGGGGGCAACCCGCATCTTCTTTTGCATTAAACACAATGGTATTAGGTGGATTACATGGCGCGGGTGTAACAGCGGCAGATAATTTAATGATTCGCGGTCATGTCGGTCAAGGATTTTTAGGGTTTTATCCTTCCGATACCGCAAGTCAAGCTTCCAACGTTAATATTCAGTTTGGAAATCGCAGCTCAGGCGAAACGGGTTATCTATTAAATTTTTTTAATTCGCTATATGATTTTTCTACCGGACAAGGAATACGATATTTTCCTGTACATAGCGCATATGAGTATTTGAACGCCGTTAGGTCTATTTTAGCGTTCACCATGTCGGATGCGACACCTACCCAAGCCGCAGGTGATATGACGGGTGGCCGTGGTTCATTTCAAGGTTCGCAATTATTTTTAAATGGGTTTTTCTTAGGTGCGTCTAATGGCTGGAGTGGCGGAGAACGGTTTATACAATACGGAAGCGCCGCCCCAACAACAGAAACACATGCCGCAGGAGAAATAGTTTTTAATAATGCAGCCACTGCTGGAGGTTATGTTGGTTGGGTTTGCACAACCGCAGGCACCCCTGGTACTTGGAAAACCTTTGGGGCCATATCAGCATGATCATTCAACTGCTCAAATCCAAAACCGTCTGGTTTGCCATCCTGATCGCGGTGTTGTCCGTCGTGCAAGGCTATGTCGCGCTGCTGCCGGTCACGCCGGTGCAGCAGATGCTGGTCGGCATGGTCATCTCGGTGGCGGTTCTGATCTTGCGGCTTATTACGACGCAGCCTATTTTGCAGAAATGAACGAAGTTATTGAAAATGTGGTGCCCAGCCGAGAGCAGATTGACCGGCTACAGGCTGAAATGATCAAGCTGCCGCAGGCAGAGCTTGTGACTGAGCACTTCTTTTCGCCTGGTATGTATTGCCGCAAAGTCACGCGACCGGCCGGCACGCTGATTGTGGGAAAAGTGCACAAGGAACCGCATTTTTTTATGTGCACAAAAGGCGAGATTTTGGCATGGTCCGAAACGGGTATGCGCCGGCTGCAGGCTGGGGATGTGATCGAATCAAAGCCCGGCACCAAACGCGTCACAATGGCCGTTGTTGATTCAATCGGAATTACTGTGCATAGAACTGACAAAACCAATCTTGATGAGATTGAAGCCGAACTGATTGAACCTGACGAAACTGCATTATTTGATGCAACAAACAAATTAAAATTAAGCAACAATTTGCACATTTTGGAAGGGAATTGATATGTCTTGGATAGCGGTAGCAATTGGCGGGGCAGCACTTTTAGGATATGCGGGTAGTCAAAACCAAGCTAGTGCTGCCGAATCATCGGCACAGCTGCAGGCAAATGCTGCAAATAAAGCATCTGACCAACAACGTGCAATGTTTGACATCATCAACGCGCAGCAGGCGCCCTCCCGCGGCGTTGGCTATGGTGCGCTCAACACGATCGGCAGCATGTTGCCGGGTCAGCAGATGCAATACGATGCCCAGGGCAATCCGACAGCGCCAATCACCGGCACTGGCTACCTGACCAAGCCATTCACGTCTGCGGATCTGATCGCAAACCTTGATCCGTCGTATCAATTCATGCGCGAGCAAGGTCTAGGCGCCACTGGGCAGGCGATGAACGTCGGCGGCGGCGGTTCTAACGTCAATCTGGCGCAAACCAAGTTTGCCGAAGATTACGCCAAAACAAGCGCACAGCAGGCATTCAATAACTTTTCAGCGCAACAGAGCAACATCTACAACCGACTGGCAGGCATTGCCAATATCGGTCAGGCTGGGCAGACGCAAGCGAATACGGCAGGCACGAACGCAGCAAATGCAATTGGCCAGCTGGGTGTGGGCGCCGCGGGTGCTATAGGCGCCGGTCAGGTGGGGGCGGCTAATGCGTATGCCGGCGGTCTGCAGGGCATTGGCAGCGCGGGAACTCTGGCAAGCCTGTTAGGGGGCGGCGGCAATGTAAATCAATTTGGCAGTGTTGGCGGCGGTTCTAGCATTATGGGCAGTCAAAGCCCGTTGTATGGCGGTGGCGCTGGAACTGGCTATTATGGCGGCCAAATGGGTCAAACTTTCTTGCTTGATTAGGAATTCAAAATGGCTGACTTCTCATTTACTCCCGCAGCGGCTGGCATTCGACCAGTGCCGCAAACCTCGCTGGCTGACATGATCGGCGTTGCTCGCGGCGCCCAAGCCTATCAGCAGGCGCAGCAGGTCAACCCGTTGCAAGTGCAACAGGCGCAGGCCGAGTTGCAGCGCATACAAAGTCTGATGCCAGAGGAAATTAAACGTGCACAGGCAGAAGCAAATGTTGCAGAACAGACGCAGATGCCGAGGATCTCTGCGGCGACCAGCGCAGCAGGAACTGCAGCTTCACAAATGAATACTGCACAACTTGCAAATTTAAGAGAGCAACAATCAAATTTTAGTCGTGAATCATTAAAATTGCTAAATCGTGAAAATTTAACGCCGCAGGATATTGACGATTTCTTGGTTAAAACCATCAAGAATGCTGGCGGCAGTGAGCAAGTGATTAATCAAGCTCGTTCAGAAGTGCCAAAAACAGGCACCACAAACGAAATGAAAGCATGGCTTGCGCGTCACGCAACAAATTCTCTGACCGCAGAATCGCAATTAGATAAATTATTTCCATCTGCAGCAATGCAAAACGTTGGCGGCGGTATTGCGCCGTTCACAATGGGCAGCCCATATCTCGCAGTGCAACCGCCTGGCACTCAAGTCGGCGTAGGAACTGCGCTTACGTTGCCGCCGGCAACTCCGACTGTAAATCCAGCAACGGGCGAACAAACTTATCTTGGCAAACCATTTTCACCACAAACAAGTGCACCTGTTGTGGCGCCTAAACCAGTGATCGCTGGTGTTGGCGCACCTCAAGCGGCAATGCTTACGGCAACCGGCAATGTTGTCGGTCCTGACTGGGTTCAAACCGTTCAAGACGCATCAAACGCACAATCTAGAATCGGTCTTTTTCAAGACATTAAAAAATACTCGTCAGAAGCATTTACAGGCGTTGGTGGCACGCGCAAAGAATTGGCAGCAGGCATAGCTCGTTTGGTTGGGATTGATGCGTATACCGCAGAACAGACAGCAACTGAGCAATTGGCAAAAAATGCCAATCTGTTGGCACTTGCTGGCGGCAATACCGATGCGGCTCGCTCACTTGCTGAAGCGGCAAACCCAAACAAAAAACTCAACGAAGAATCAATCAAGAAAATTGCGGATCAGCTAATTGGCATTGAGAAAATGAAACTGGCAAAACAGCAGTATTTGCAGCCATTCACCACTGATGCCCAAGAATATCAAAAACGCAAACTGCAATTTGATAACGTTGCAGATCCTCGGTTGTTCCAAGAAATGACGCCTGACTCAGTGGCTAAACTCAAGGCATCTATGTCACCGGCGGCTATCAAGGAATTGAGCGATAAAATACAGGCAGCACGCGCTTTAGGGATACTCAGATAATGGCGACTCTTGCTGAATTGTGGGGCGAAGCGCCGGCGGCGCCTGCACCTGTGCGGGCGGCTGGCTTTCCTGTCGTTACACCAGATGTTCAACGCACGCGTGATGCTGGTCGGCAAAAGATACTCGGGCAAGAACTGGCACAAAATCAAGCGGCACTTGCCAGCGCTACAACGCCGGAAGCTCGTCAGCTGGCACAATCCAATATTGACAGCTTAAACCGCGAGATGGGCGGCAGAACGTCTGCGCCGGTATCGGCGCCCACAACAATGGCAACGCCAGCAGGCAACACGCTTGCGGATCTGTGGGAATCTACGCCAGCCACAACTGCGCCTAAAGCAGCTGCGGCGGTTGCTGTGCCGACAGCTAAAAGTGAAGAACAGCAACTTGCAGAAGCGCAAACCGGCATGGCCGTAAATCCGATGATCGCAAGGCAGGGCGCGAAAATACGTCAGCGCGTGCAAGATACCGGATACACCACAGAACAGTTATCGGTTGGCGATATTGCTAAGAAGATTTTGCAACCGAGTGCGGCGCTCGCGGATATTGCAATCGGCGCTGTTCCTGCTGCCGTTGGGCAGGCCGCTTATGCGGTTGCTCGACCATTTACAACGCCAGAGGGCGCACAGGAAATACAGAAAAAGATCACCGAACCGTATCAGAACGTGATTGGTCGCGCTGCCGGTATCACGCAAGAACCCGGCTATACCGGCGAGGCAACAACCCGTTTGATGAATTTTGTTAGCGAGAACATGAGCAAAGGCGCTCAGTGGATCTCTGAAAAAACGGGTGCGCCGTTGTCTGACGTTGAAAACATGATGCAAACGGCATCACTGGCGGTGCCAGGCAATTTGCGTGCTGGCGCCAAGCTCGCAACGCAGGCCGGCAAAGGCGCGGTCGAATTTGTGCAGGATGTGGCCACTACGCGCCAGCAGCTGGCCGATCAGTTTGCACAAAAACGGGCGCCGATCGTGCCGCCTGTTGCCTCAGCTGCGGAAGCGCCAGTGATGAAAGGCGGAGGCGCCGCTGTGTCAGAGATGAATCCTTACCGGCCATTCCCAAACGAAGAACAATCTCGCGGCGGCGTTTTCTCTCTTTTGAAATCATCAAAAACTGCTGAAGATTTGAAACTGCCAAATCAACAGCAAGCAGTCAATATTGTGCAAGAGGTTTTAGGGCCAGAATCTGACGTTCGTCCAGGGGTTGTAACTCAAAACATTAATACTTTAAAAAATGAATACACAGAAGCAAATCTTGCAAAGCCAACACCGCGCAGCGATTTGCTTAAACGTCAGATTGCAAATGAACAAACGGCATTATCAGAATATGCAAAAAATCGCATAGCGCAAACTGGCGCAGACACCAATTTGGTCGATCCATACGCCAGAGGCGAACGCATTAACAATGCTTTTGCAGGCGGCTATAACAAAACCAGTGGTGAATTTGAAGGTTTGACCGGCTTTTTGCAAAAAGAAAAAAGTGCGTTATATGACGAAGCAAAACGCACAGTTGGAACAAATCCAATTGAAAGCAGCACCATTGAAAAACTGTTGAACAATCCGCAATTTAACTCTACTGCAAAAGCATCAGGAGTAAATTTAGAAGGTTTTAAAGAACTTTTGCAACAACACAAAACAACTGGTTTTGAGAATGCTGCTGCAAATTCTATTAACAGCATGGAAGAATTTAGAAAATCAATTAACAAAACATGGTCTCCAGATAGAAAATATTTTATTGGAAAAATGGTTAATTCTATTGATGAGGATATTGCCAAAGCAGGCGGTCCTGGCCTACTTAAACAAGCCAGAAATCTGCATGAAGCAGAAAAAACATTGTTTGCGTCAAAAGGCATCAAAACAATGTTTGGTGAAATTGATCCCAACGGCGTGCAACTCGCAACCAAGTTTGAGGATATACCCAAAAAGCTAAACAGCTTAGGCGCCGACGAATGGAAACACATCTACGACACCGCCGATCAACTGTCAAAAGGTCGGGTGCGTGGTGTTGGTTTTGATATTGAAGTGCCGCCGGAAATAAGGCAGGCAGCACAATCTGCCAAGAATGAAATGCGCGGCTCGATTGCGCGTGAGATTTACGAAGCAGGTTCAAACAAACTAGGCGTTTGGAATCAAAACAACGCCAACAAAATAATGAATGCTCGCTGGCAAAAGATTAAATATGCTTTTGATCCAGAAGAAGTGAAAAAGCTGCACACACTAAACTATGCTGGCCAGCTCATGCCGGGTGTTCATGCTTATGAAGGCGCAGCTCTGCAAGGTCAGCGGGTGCAGGGAATCATTGAAAGCAATTTAGGCAAGCTGGGCGCCACTGTTGGAGGATCTGCAGGCGGCTTTCTTGCAGGACCGCCGGGGGCTGCTGCTGGTGCTTACATGGGCGGTCAACTTGGCTTAAAAAGTGCGGCAGCAATGGAAGCCAAAGCACTGCAAAAGTCAGCTGAAACGCTGCAGAAAGAAATGAAGCGCAACGCTCAACTTGGTAAAAATAACATCAAGGACATTGGCAAATAATGGCAACCTCTACCGAACTCGACGTTCGTTTGACCTCGCACGAAGCGGTGTGCGAGCTGCGCTATGAATCTATCAACGCAAGGCTCAAGCGCATTGAAATGATCGGCATTACTGCGGCGGGTGCCATTATTATGTTGCTGCTAAATTTAGTTATGAAAGGTTGACCATGAAAACGCTATTGCTGCTGACCTTGCTGTCGACCAACGCGCTTGCCGGTGGCGTCAATCTGATGATCTGTAATGGTGAGTTTGCCTTGTGTGCTGCGTCTGCCAGCGTGCCGACCGGCAAGACGATCAAGGTAGATGGTAAGGAGTTCCAAGAGGGCATGGCGGTCTGCCCAGTGCTGACCGGCAAAGCCATCGCAAACGCAGATCTGATGAAGGGCAGCTGCAAGGCACCGCCGGGTAAGGTCTGGTCGCTGTTCTCGACGGTCACCGAATACCCGCAGGCACCGTCTTGGGCGGTGGTCACCATGACGCCCAGGACGTTCGTCACCACGACTGCCGCCGGTGGGGGCATGTCGAACCAGTGGTCATTTCTGTGCGACAAGCAAGCCAAGAAGGTCAACAACGTGCAGCTCGCCAACTGTTTTGGCCCGATCAACGAATCGCCGTGGAATAACGGCCATGTGCCGGTAGGCAGCACTTCGTTCACCGCAGCGCCCGTTGGGGCTGCAAATCCCGTTGGCGGCAATGTGCCGAGCAAATAAGGAGATCATCATGGGTTGGTTAAAAGCGCGTTTTGGTGAAGCATCAACGATGGCCGGTTTGGGCGTTATTGCAATGGTTTTGATGCCAATGGTGCCGCCTCAGTATCAACTGCTCGCACAGGGTATTGCCGTGGCTCTTGGTTTGGGTGGAGTGGTGCGACCTGAAAATGCTAAGTAATTTTCCGGCAGCGCTGGCGCTGGTGCTGAAGGCAGAAGGTGGATTTTCAAATCATCGAAATGACCCCGGCGGCATGACCAACCTCGGCGTAACCCGAAATGTCTGGCGCGACTGGGTTAATCGAGATGTTGACGAGGCCGAGATGCGCGCTCTCACGCCCGAGCTGGTGACGCCGTTGTATAAACAGCGATACTGGGATGCTTGCAAGTGTAGCGACCTGATTCGCGGTGTTGACTATGCCGTATTCGATGCTGCCGTGAACATGGGCGGCGGCAGGGCGGCAAAGCTGCTACAAGCGGCGCTAGGTGTGAAGGCAGACGGTATCATCGGCAGGGCCACGATCGCTGCTGCGACCGCTGCCGATCCCGTCGAGCTGTTGGAGGCGTTTAGCCTGGGCAAAGAAGCGTTTTACCAATCCCTGCCGACGTTTGGTGTGTTCGGCAAAGGCTGGCTCAACCGTGTGGCGCACGTTCAAGATGCGGCAGAGCAGATGATGGGCTAGCCGCCAGTTGTTCAGGATTTCTTAACCGCCGGCTTCGCAACTGTTAAGGATTCCTTAATAGCTGGTTCCGCAAGCGCATCCTCCACCGCCTTGATTGCGTCGTTCAGCCGCAGATCAACCCTGTGATGTACCCACGAGTCTAGGGGCGGGTATGTAAGCAATATTTCCCCGTGACTTCTTTGCGCCATCCGCATTGCATCCCTTGCCGCTTGCGCGGCGGCTCTCAGTTTGTCGCTCATCGCTTACCCTTTGCTGCGTCAACGGCGGCATCGCTTAATTCGGCACTGCCTGTCCACTCAAGCGAAGATACGGACAACGACCTGCCGCGTTTGTCATCCCGCAACCACCGATACCGCGCAGCATCTTTCCGCAGGGCAGCGGGTTGCTCTGCGTTCCTGTCCAACTGCTTGAGTTCCAGCAGTTGCGCGGCAAGGTCTTTTATCTGCTGATCGTGATTAGCCAACATAACCCCCAACGTCGGCTCCGGTTCCGCAAGCGCAGCTTCCAAGTTTTCAATTTCTTCTCTCGCGCACTCAAGACCATCCAGACATTTCAGTGCCAGCAATGCCGCTTTAGCGGCCTCTCTCAGTTTGTCGCTCATCGCATCACCAGCACTGTGCAGATGATGACCAGCACGACAACGACAAGGCCGATCCGACCGCAGTCGGCAAATCCTTCGCTGTACCCTTCGTCATAATCATTCCAGTTACCCATAAATCCTCCGATCTTTAACGGCGAGCTTTCTTCACATTGTTAAGCCCGAGCACTTGTATCTCATACCGGCGCATCGTGGCGGCAACGTCGGTCTTGGCGACGTTGGTCGGAACGAAAGGAAACTCAATGATGTAAATTTTGCGCTCGCGTAAATAGGCTATGGCGGCTTCCAGTTTTTCAGTCATGATTTCCTCTCGTTCCAACGTTGGATGGCAACCTCTAGAGGCTGATCGGTATCGTGGTGCGGGCCGATCATCTGGCAGTCATCGCACGTAATTGCGATAACGTTCGGTTTCACCTCGTCGACCAACACGTCGTCGTTTTTGCAAAACGGGCAAGGCAGGATGACGATCTGGCGTTTCTGACGCTGCTCGCGGGCTGTTTCCCAGCGATCGAGATCCTGGCTAAATTCGCGCTCAAGCTGGTCAAATTCGTTTGTGCTCATTTTGCCTCCTCAAAAGGGGATGTCGTCATCAATTTCTGCAACCGCTTTTTCTGCTTGCTCGCGGGTTTTAGGCTCTTTTTTGGTAAATGACATGCTTTGCCATTTGTTGCCGTTTTTGTCGGTTTTAGTCCAGGCTGACACATAATATTCAACCCCATCAATCAAAGCGCTGCCGGTCATGTTTGGGTGCTGGTCGGTCAGTTTCTTTTGATTCTTGAACATCGACCCGCTTAGTTCTTTTTGCACAAAATCAGCCATTATTTGATTCCTTTAAGTTTTTTAATCATTTCATCAACTGTTACCAGAAAAGCATTAACCGCGGTTTCCAGTTTTTCTATTTCCTTTTCATCCCGTTTAAACCGAACAATCATCAGTTGCAAGTTTTCTGGCAGGTCAGGCCGGAAGCTGACGAAATCGCACCAATCCCGACCAGTGCAGGCCATCTGCCACATCATTTGATTTTTGTAGCCTGTTGGAACAACTCCGGCGATCAAATTGGCAAGGTGAGTGGCAACTTTCGGACACTTGATCTCCACTAATCCAGAATTGCCCACCAAACCGTCAGGCGAGGCTCCTGCGCGATCTATCGTCGGATGGATACATAACCCCACCTCGTCAACCGAAAACCCTGTCTCGGCCTCATACGCGCTTCTGGCAAGTGGTTCCGTTTCGGTTCCAAATTGCATGTGCTCATTCGTAAAGCTGGAACCCTGCGGCTTGCCGGTCAAGATTTCAGCGACGAGCTGCGCCTGGTAATCCCTGTAACCCGCGGTTTCGGGCTTCATTAAAACATTGGAAATCATGCTGGCTGTGACTCGGCCGGCACGACTGGCCAGCCATTCCGGTGTTCCCTGGACTGCGTCTATGACTTTCATGCTGCCGACAGTTCTGTTTTGCGCTTGTTCTTGGCGTTGGTGAGGGTTGCCATTGCCATTGTGTCATTCTCGGCCTGCGCCTCTTTGTAGGCGGTTTTGAAAACAGCCTGCAGGTCATCCAGTGTAGGCGCGGCTCCCAGTGCAAACATATGGGTTGTGCAATCCATTGTCTTTTTGGGCTTTGCTGCGCTGGCTGCGTTGCCATCGTCATCTTCGGGCGCCACTCCGACCGCTGCTGAGAGGCTGTAACGGCGAGCGTAAGTTAAAGCCGATCCGTATCCCTGGGCATCGACTTTGCTGACCGGCAAGGACAAAACCCCGCAGGAGATCCACTCACCCGAGCTGTGCAACAAGGTAGTTTCTACTCGCACCTCGTCTTTTTCTGAAGGCTCGACGGTCTGGATGTAGGACAGGCCGTTGGCACTGAACGCGGCTCGGATGGCCTCGACTACGCTGGCAAGGTCGGCGTATTTGGACTTGAAGAAAGGGTTAGCAGAGTCTTTAATTGCGCCTTTCATGGCTCCCTGCGCTTTTGCTAGTGCTGCTGCCAGTCCTGCTACTGATTCTGATTTGTTCATAATGCCTCCGTTAATTAAGTGAGAAAAGTAAAACTACAAAAATCCACGTTGCTGCAAACAGTCCAATTCCGAGCAAACAATCAAGCATGATCTGTTTCATTCTTGCCCCTTGTCATCTGCAATGTCTTGCGCCAATTCTTCAACGCAATCTGCATCGGCAAGGTGTTTTTTAAGCATGGCCTGCACTTGGTCATGCAGACGCTCGATGCGAATCTCTAGCCCTTGTTTGTTTGTTCCGAGAGCAGCAACCACCAGCTCGTATGCAAAACTAGAATCCAATTCCTCGGTGACAAATTCATACAGATCGACTTCAGTGCGGCCGAGCTGCGGGAATTTGCCGGTGTCGAGCACTTCCTCGACTATGTCATCGAGGGCGTCTGCGCGGTCATCGTCTGTGATTTCAAAACTGCCATTCGGATAGCAGCGCTTACAATCTTGAGATCCACACATGCAGCGTTCGGCGGTCATGCTGCCACCGCCAGTTCAACAACTTTTTGCACACCGAAAAGGGCGGTAAATTTTGACACTGCAATGTCGCGTTGCGCCGGTGTCAGCATAATCCAGTCTTTTGCAGCGTTGCCGTAATTTGAATATTTTGATACCGCAATTAAAAACCATTCAGAAGATCCACGCTCGATCGTGTAGTCATTAATAATGCGCGAATATTTGTAAGCGCTCGGCACATCACCGCCAGACATGCCCGATGCTTTAGCACCAGCGCGATCTTTTTTGAAAATACTGAAACGATCTAATTTTGTTTCCATCGCTTCCGCAAGTTTGAAAATATTTTCAGCGCTTGCAGTGTGCTCTGTTGCTTTGCCGTTGAGCTCATCAAGCATGGCGTTGATCTTTGCGCGGTTTGCTTCTACGATTTTAATTTTCATTTTGTTTCTCCGTTTGGTTGCCAGACTCGCTCTGGCTGCGTATTCCAAAACCCCCGCGTGGGCAGGGGCAGGAGAATCAATAGTTTTCGTAATCGTAATTATTGCTGCAACCCTGATCTTCCCAACGTCCTTCAGCTTCACGCATCTGATCATTAGCTTCCTGATCTGCTAAATTATTCATGTAATCATCATAATTATTCATGGTTTGAATGTGGGCATCATGTAATTTGTTGTTCATTTTGTTTCTCCTGTGAAGTTTTGTTTGCAATCTGGTATGGAAAGAATCATAATGACTACCGCAACACTTTGCAACATCATTTTGCAAGTATTTTATAACATAAACAAATCAAAAGGTTACAGATGCTAAAATCAGACGTTATTGCATATTACGGGGGCGTTCGGGCTGTTGCCGAGGCGTTGAAGCTGTCGACGCAGGCGGTTTCTGCGTGGAAAGCGATCATTCCGGAGGTGAATGCCTGGCGCATTTTCTCGATCACAAAGGGTGCGCTTGCAATCAATCAAGGGCTCTATGAGTGATGCGGTGACTCTCCGCGATGGCCGGATCGTCAGCTCGAGCAGCGAGGCGTGGCGCCTGGAGTGCGAGGCCAGGACCATCCTCAAGCGCAAGGATCGGAAAGAATACCTTGAAAAAGTCAGGCAGAAACGGGGCGTGGATGCCGCGGTTGAGCTGCGGAATGAAATGCTTGCAATTAAAGATGGAAGGTAATATGATTTTTCTGCGTTGTGAGAGGCGCATAGGGAGTCAGAGAAAACAGTCTTTTTCGGGCTGGTCTATCTGACCGTTTCAAACCCGTCAAGGGTGCCGACTTCCCGGAACATCTCACCGGATAGGCCAGCACCGAAGGAGATTGTTTTGTTTTATTACCAGTTTAACATTGGCGATTACATCAAACACACCTCGCATTTATCCCCGTTAGAGGATATTGCTTATCGCCGGTTGCTTGATAGCTACTACGACACTGAAAAGCCAATACCCAACAATATCCCACTGGTTTCCCGTAGGTTACGGATTGATGCTGATACTGTTGAAATTGTCTTGCTTGAATTTTTTGAAAAGACTGAAGAAGGGTATCGTAACAAGAGGGCAGATGTAGAAATTGAGGCTTATCACGCATTCCTTGATAAACAAAAAGCCAATGGAATTAAAGGTGGCAGACCAAAGAATAAACCCACCGATAACCCACCGTTATCCCAAGCCGAACCCAAAATAACCCTAAACACTAACCGAGAACCGTTAAACGAGAAACAACAACTATTAACCAGTACAAAAACAAAGACAGTTGCGCAGGGCGCGTGTAATTGTCCAGAAACTGTATCCGAGGAGGTTTGGCAGGATTTTTTGACTCTCCGCCGGGCAAAAAAGGCACCGCTTACAAAATCGGCGCTACGGGGCATAGAAAAGGAAGCTGGCAAGGCTGGCATCGAGATTGAAGCGGTTTTACGGGAATGCTGCGCTCGAGGCTGGACCGGATTTAAAGCGGATTGGATGAAGGGAAAAGCTGAACCGTTTAGCGTAGGAGCTGCGACCCGCAAGATTCTGGAACGCGAGCTAGAGAAAGAGGCTCGATTAATAAACCCGTGGGAGGAAATCCAATGAAACGGTCATGGTCGGTCAGGCTGCACCAAGTTTTTAAAAGTATGTACGCTCAAAAATTCTCGTCATTGTTCAAAGACGAAAGCGAGATTGAGGGCTGGATAGACACATGGGCTCAGCTGGATGGCGATGCTGAATCGGTGCAAGCGGCTTTAAAGCAGCTGCCGGTTCAGTTTCCAGACTGGCCGCCTACCTTGGGGCAGTTTCAGGCTTTACTGCAAAACAAGCCGAAATTGCTACTGCCGGGTCCCCCTCTTGAGCGCACCCAGCCCAGCGCAGAACAGGCCGCGGCGCTCGAGAGGGTGGCGACTGCAAAGCTAAACCCGCGGATGCCCTGGTGGACGGTCGACAAAGTGAAAAACCAGCAGCAGGTGGATTTCATCGTGATGCAGGCTCGGCATTTTGGGGCTGGATCTGACTCAGCGCAGTTTTTACGGAAATGTCAGGACGCAGGGGTTATTAATGGAATGGAGCTGGCATGAAGTCACCCAGCCGACCACCGCCCAGCGTTGATTTAGTGTGTTTGCATTGCGGGAATACAAATTTCTTTGTGCGACACACCAACTATTATTGTAAACAATGCCGTAAGAAACACGCTCGCAAGGTGCAGTCTGGATCGGGCGTTATCGCAGGGCCGTGTTACCACCGGCAAAACCCACTTTAAATCGGAGGATTTATGACTAGGGCAGAACAGATTTACCGAGACTTTGAGCAGTTTGACATGAACAACCAGGAGGTCTGGAGGTTGTTTGAAAAATACGTGTTGATGATTATTCAGAAAGATTTTACCCACTACGGCGCTTCAGCAGTCTTTGAGCGAATCCGCTGGCATGTTCAGATTGAGACCACCGGCAAAGAATTTAAACTCAACAACAATTATTGCGCTCATTACGCTAGAAAATTTGAAGATCAATATCCCGACTATGCAGGGTTTTTTAGGGTTCGGCGGCTGGTCAGCGAGAATCAGAGGCCGAAATGATCTGTCCAGTTTGTGAGGAACGGAGGAATAATGGTCAGAATGCAGCCCAGTGGCCGATTTTGGGGGCGTGGGCAAAGCAGAAGCAGTGGCCGATTAATGGAAGCCTCTGCTGGCTGACCGACGAGGAATGGAAAGATGTATTGACCGCTGCTTTTGAGGGCGAGACTTCACCGCGGATCTCGCCTGGACTGGAAGGGGGAATGGTTATGCTAGGCCGACGAACCAGTCGTTACGGGAAAAAGCGGTTTTCGGAATGGCTGGATTGGCTGAATGCTGCCAGTCATCACGCAGGGATTAAAATACCGGCACCAGAGGGCTATGACGAAAGCTGAGAAAAAGTGGATGCAGTCGGTGGCCGAGCTGGGCTGCATCGTCTGTCTGGAGGCAGGATTCGGCTACGTTCCCTGTTGCGTTCATCACATCCTAGAATCGGGTCGTAGGAAAGGTCACTTGCACACCATCGGGCTTTGTCCTGGCCATCACGCTTCAGGACTGAACAACGAGGAAGTGGTCAGCAGGCATCCGTGGCTGAAAGAGTTTGAACGACGTTATGGCACCGAAAAAGAACTCTGGAAAAAAACATGCGACGCGCTGCGAGGGTAGATTCGAACCACAACGAAATTGTCAAAGCCTTTAGGCAGCTAGGCTGCTCAGTGCTTAGTCTCGCTTCATTGGGCAAGGGAGTGCCTGACTTACTGGTGGCCGTACACGGTATCACATGGCTTGTAGAAGTAAAGGCAGGCAATGGTAAGGAAAACGCTCTGCAAACCGCGTGGGGGGCGTCCTGGCAAGGATCAAGGGCATTGGTGCGGAATACTGTGGATGTGGAATTATTGGTTAAAAGGATGTTGACGAGCAGATTTTGAGGGGTTATTCTGTTATTGCGTTGATCTCCTCCGTGAAACGCAAACCCGCTAAACGGCGACTTGAGCGATGCGGGCGCTCACCCGGCGGTCGCCGTTGCCTTGAAAGGCACGCATGGCTGATGTTGCTGATGTTGCTGATTTTGTCTTAGTGCTGCTGCATAGCGGCACTAACGCACATCTATTGCACCTCAAAACCGATAGTTATAGCAAACACAAAGCCTTGCAAAAATACTACGAAACAATCATCGAACGCGTTGATGATTTTGTTGAAAACTATCAAGGTCGGTATGATTTAATTACCGGCTATTCGTCAGACTATCATCTGCCGATCGACGAGCCAGTCAAATACATGACCGGTCTAAAAGATTTTGTCGAAGAATCACGCAAGCATTTACCGCAAGACAGCGAGCTGGTTCAGCTGGTCGACAATATCGCAGAACTCATAAACTCTACACTCTACAAACTTCGTTTTCTTCACTAAGGAAAATCATCATGGCTTATGGAAATAATGCAAAAATGCCGGCTGGCGTTGTGTCATCCGACAAAACAACCGACAAAAAAGAACCGATGCGCGGCGGTAATGCCCAGGGTATGCAAGACAAGACCGGCGCCGACAAGCAATTCAACACCGGCCGCAGCGAGTCTGTTTGCTATTCGCACGACCGTAAATCCTGCCAGTAAGCGAAAGCCCGACACTTCTGAGATGCCGGGCTTTCTAACCATCGCAATTGGGAGAAATTGAAATGGCTGAATCTGACATTATAGAAAATTGTAGCTTTTGTCGATTTTTTAGAAATCATCAAATAATGGGAAACTGCAGACGTTTCCCGTTAATGCAGAACAAGCACGAAACCGACTGGTGCGGTGAATTTGTCCGTATTGCCGGCATGGAACCGATCCACACCAGTGTGCCGACAACCATCACATTGATGCCGCCCCCACAGCGTAAACGTGGTCGGCCTGTGAAGGTAGCAGCGGCGAAGGTGGCAGCATGATCCGGCCGATGGGTAACAAGGTCGTTGTCAAGCCACTGGTGCGGCAGCTGTCGAACGTGCTGATTGTTAAAAACACGGAACCCTTTAACGAGGGAACCGTGGTGGCGACAGGACCAAAAGCAACCGAAATATCAGTCGGTGATTTTATTAAGTATGGTAACGGGGATTATCTTAAGTGGCCGACGCATAATATCGACGGTCAGGATTATCAGATAATCTCCGAAATGGATATTTGTGCAGTCGTAACTCAATAAGGAAAAATCATGGCAAATTCTCAAGCAATAGGCGTGGCGTATCAAGATCAGGATATTATTAACGCAAACAATTCTTTGGTGAATGCCGTTACGGGTCAATTCGGTTACAACACCGGCAGCTCAACCGCGGTGCCAACTGCTGTGACGCAAGCAACTAACAAATCAACCGGTGTGACCGTCAACGCGCCTTGCGGAACAATCACCATGAACAACGCCGCACTCACTGCCGGCTCTGAAGTCGCATTTATTGTGACGAATTCAATGGTTTCTGCATACGATGTGCCGGTCGTTGCTATCAAATCCGGTGCGACTACGGCAGGCACCTATTTGTTGTCGATCGCGGCGGTTGCTGCCGGTTCGTTCACGATTGTTGTGTCAAATGCCAGTGCAGGCTCATTGTCGGAAGCTATCGTGATTTCTTTTGCTCTGGTTCACGTTGCACAGCAATAAATGATAACGGTTGCCTCGCTCAAAGCGAAAATTACTGCGCTTGAGGCTGAATTGCAAAAGGCAAACGTCTTTGTGATTCAAGCCCAAGCGACAATCGGCGCTTATCAATCACTCATCATCGACTTAGAGGCACCTCATGCCATTGAAGAAATCAACCAGCCCGAAAGCGTTTGAGAAAAACATCAAGGCAGAAGTGAAAGCCGGAAAGCCCATCAAACAGGCCGTGGCGATCGCTTATTCCGTGAAACGCGAAGCGGCGAAGAAGAAACGATGAGCGCAGCCTGGACGAAGAAAGCCGGAAAGAATCCGGCCGGTGGCCTAAACGCAAAAGGCCGCGCCAGCTATCACGCTGAAACCGGCGGCACATTGAAGCCGCCGGTCAAAGCTGGTGACAATCCTCGCAGGGCTTCATTTCTCGCAAGAATGGGCGGTATGCCTGGTCCGATGGAGAAACCAAACGGGGAACCGACGCGGCTGGCGCTGTCTCTGAAGGCGTGGGGCGCCAGTTCTAAGGCTGATGCGAAGAGCAAAGCGGCGGCGATTTCAAAGCGGAATAAACGGTGAAGCTTGCCTTTATAAAAGAAAATGCCTTTTAAAGCACACAGACCAACCGAAGAAACGCGCAAACGCGTGCGCGAAATGTCCGGTCTTGGATTGCCGCACGAGCAGATCGGGGCGCTGATCGGCATCAGCGATGTGACGCTGCGAAAGCACTATCCAGACGATCTGCAGATGGGTAAGGCGCAGGCATCGGCTCGCGTTGCTGATACGTTATTCAACAAAGCGCAGGGCGGTGACACCACAGCTCTGATCTGGTGGACTAAGGCGCAGATGCGCTGGTCCGAAACCGTCAAGCAAGAGCTGACCGGTCAAGACGGCGCCCCGCTGCTGTCGGGCATTCAAGTATCGTTTGTTAAAAACGATGCTGAAGCCTAAAGAAATAATCGCAAAGGCAGAATTCCCCGAAAAGCTGGAATTCCTGTTTAAGCCAGCGCGGTATAAATGCTGCTGGGGTGGCCGCGGCGGTGCTAAGAGCTGGGGCATTGCCAGGGCGTTATTGATCCTCGGCGCTCGATCACCGATGCGGATCTTGTGTGCGCGGGAATACCAGACCAGCATCAAAGACAGCGTGCACAAGCTGCTCTGTGATCAGATTGAGGCGCTCGGTTTGTTGTCGTTTTACGAGATCACACAGGCCAGCATTCGCGGCAAGAACGGCACCGATTTTGCATTTGCCGGTCTGAAAAACAACATCAGCAACATAAAATCATTTGAAGGCGTGGATATAGCGTGGGTTGAGGAAGCGCAGACAGTATCAAGGATGAGCTGGAACGTGCTTATTCCAACGATCCGCAAAAACAAGTCAGAAATCTGGGTTTCGTTCAATCCTGAGCTGGAAACCGACGAAACGTATCAACGTTTTGTGCTGCATCCTCCGCCTGACTGCCAGAGCGTAAAGGTCAACTGGTCAGATAATCCGTGGTTTCCCGAAGTGCTACGCTTAGAGAAAGACGCACTGCGCGAGCGCGACATGAGCGCCTATAACACCGTGTGGGAGGGCATCTGCCGGCAGACGGTCGACGGCGCCATCTTTGCGAACGAGATGCAAATGGCCGAGCTGGAAGGCAGGATCTGCCGGGTTGCTTACGATCCGAGCAAGCCAGTGCACGCGATCTTTGACTTGGGCTGGTCCGACGCGACCGCGATCTGGTATCTGCAGTTTGTCGGCATGGAAACACGGTTGATCCGTTACATGGAGGACAACCAGAAAACCATCAGTCATTACCTGTCGCAGATGCAAACGCATGGCTACGTCTACGATACTTTGTGGCTACCGCACGACGCCGAGAACAAAACTCTGGCGGCGAACGGTAAGAGCATCGAGGAAATCGTGCGCGGCGCCGGTTACAAGGTGAAGATCATACCGAAGGTGCCTATTCCAGACAGCATCAACGCAGCCAGGACAATCTTTCCAAACTGCTGGTTTGACCGCGAGAACGCCGCCGACGGCATTTCGTGCCTGCGCCATTATCGCTATGATGTCGACGAAGATGGCCGATTCAGCAAGATGCCGCTGCACGACGGATACAGTCACGGCGCCGACGCATTCCGTTATATCGGCCTGATGGTTAACGAACCGCGCCGAGCGCAGAAGCGCCGGCCTGAAATGCTGCAAATGGGCAGCTGGATGAATTGAAAAGGGTAAAACATGGCCTATCAAAGTGACGATTACGACAAACGGATTACTGATGCGATTGAATTCCTGCGCCTGGTGTCTACTGCTGAAAGCACGAACCGCAGTGAAGCACTGGAGGATTTAAAGTTTGCCGCCGGTGATCAGTGGCCAGTCGAAACGCAGAACAGCCGCAATCTGGAATCTCGGCCGTGTCTGACGATCAACAAGCTCGATGCTTACGTTCGCCAGGTCACAAACCAACAGCGCCAGCAACGGCCGCGGATTAAGGTGCACCCGACCAACACACAGGCTGATAAGAAGGTCGCAGAGGTGTTAGAAGGCATCACACGTCACATCGAGATCAACAGCAACGCAGACACCGCGTACGACACCGCATTTGATTACGCGGTTCGCATGGGCTGGGGTTACTGGAGAATCGTCACCGACTTTGTGCGCGAGGATTCATTCGACCAAGAGATCTATATCCGGCAGATCGACAACCCGTTTACCGTCTATTTCGATCCCAACAGCACGCAGCCTGATGGATCTGACGCCGAGCGATGCCTGATCACCACGATGATTCCGAAAGCGGTATTCAACAAACAATATCCCGATGCTGATGACGGCGGGCAATTCAAAGCCACTGCAACCGGCGACAGCTGGGCCGAGTGGGTGAGCAAAGAGGATATTCGGATTGCCGAATATTTTTACACCGAACGCGTTAAAACCAAGCTGCTGATGCTGTCTGATGGCACATCAGTATTCAAGGACGAGCTGCCGAGCGCCGAAGCGATGGCGCTGGCCGGTATCACGGTGGTTGACGAGCGCGACAGCTTCAGGAAGCAGATCAAATGGTGCAAAGTCACCGCGATGGAAGTGCTGGACGAGAAAATCTGGCCTGGGCGGTTTATTCCGGTCGTGCCGGTCTACGGCGCCCAGCTGATCGTCAACGACAAGCGCAAAAAATACGGTCTGGTCCGGTTCGCCAAAGATCCGAGCAGAATGTATAACTACTGGCGCACCAGCATGACCGAATCGGTTGCTCTGGCGCCCAAAGCCAAATGGTTGCTGGCCGAAGGTCAGGACGAAGGTCACGAGAACGAATGGACGAGGGCAAATATTGCCAGCAACCCAGTGCTGCGCTACAAACAGACGGACATTGACGGCCGGCCGGCGCCGGTGCCTGTACGCCTGCAGCCGGAACCGCCACCAGCCGGCGTGATGACCGCAGCCGCGGCGATCAATGAGGATCTGCAGACGGTGCTCGGGATATTTGATCCCAGCAACATACGGGGCAATATCAGCGGCAAAGCATTGAACGGTCAGCAACAGCAGATTGACATGAACAATTACCATTTTTATGACAACCTGACGCGCTCAATTCGTCAGACCGGACAAATTATTCTGGATCTGGCGCCGCACATTTACAACGAACAGCGCGTGATGCGGATTATTGGCGCCGATGGCCAGCCGGATCTGGTCACGATTAACGAGCGCAAACAGGATGAAATGGGCGTGCTGAAGGTCTTGAACGACGTTACAGTAGGTGAATACGATGTGGTGATGGATACGGGGCCAGGCTACAACAGCAAGCGCATACAGGCGGTTGAGGCGATGATGCCACTGCTGGCTGGAAAGCCTGAGCTGTTCAACATTGCTGGCGATCTGGTATTCCGCAACATGGATTTCCCCGGCGCCGAAGTGATTGCCGACCGGCTCGCCGCTGCCAACCCGCTGGCGCAGATTGATGACAAATCACCGGTGCCGCCACAGATCCAGATGCAGCTGCAGCAAAGCAAAAAGGCAATGCTCGATTTGCAGCAAGAGAATGCCGCACTCAAGCTTGACATTCAGCATGGCGCATCGGTCAAGGAAATGCAGGAAAAGGGCGCAACCCAGCGCAAGCTGATGGATGTGACCGCCAGAGCGCACAACACCGAAACGATGGCCGAAGTGCGCGTGAACGACCAAAACACCCGCGCCATCACCAGCCAGAACAAGTCAGAAATTGAGGGCATTGTGCAGCTGATGCTGCATCACATGGATACGCGCCGGCTGGAAGCTGAAATTGAGCGCCGAAATGTTGAACAACAGAAATCGGCACAGATTGCGGTTGAGGATATTTCGGCAGGTGCCAGCCCATTTATTCAATAATTGACAGCAATTTATCAAGGGTTTAGAAGTGTCCTACCAGTGGGTTCACTGGGTTCAATCTCTTGGAGTAATCCATGTCAGCATCAGAAACGCAAGCAGCAACCGTTTTAACCAGTGAAAATGCAGCCGAATTTTATGCTCAGCGAATGGGTTTAGCTGCCCAGGACGAACCGACCGAGGCCGTAGAAGCGGATCCAGTCGAATCGGACGAGGGTCAGAATGAATCTGAGGCAGACGCCGAACCTGAGCAGAAAGAGGCCGCAGCAGACGAACCGGAAAAGAAAAGCAAGCCCAAGATCGAGAAGCGGATTGGCGAAGTCGTAAAGCAGCGCGAACAGGCGAAAGCCGAAGCAGCAAAGGAACGCGCAGGCCGCGAGAGCGCCGAAGCAAGGCTACGGGAATATGAGCAAAAGGCAGCGCCCGAAAAGGCAGCTGATCCTGATGCTGAACCGAAGCCCGAGCAATTCACTGATGCGTTTGAATATGCACGCGCACTGGCTGAATTTTCCGCAGAAAAAGCATTAAAGGATCGTGACCGGCAAGAGGCAGAAAAGAAAGCCGCAACGGAACGTCAGCAAACCATCAAACAATGGACTGACCGGATCACCGCGGTGAAGGCAGATTTACCGGATTTTGAGGACGTTGTTGCATCAAGCGATGTCGCTGTTAGCGACCAGGTGCGGGATGCAATACTTGAAAGTGATGTCGGGCCGCAGGTGCTCTATCACTTGGCCGAGAATCCAGAGTTTGCACAAAAGCTGTCTGAAATGTCCACGATTACTGCATTGCGCGAGATTGGGAAACTGGAAGCGCGATTCGAGAAAAAGGAACCGGCGAAAGCTGCTGCAACAAAACAAAGAGCGCCAGCACCGATCAGGCCCATTAAGGGCGGTGGAAGTGCAATGGATACGCAGGTCAACTCAGATGGAGTTTTCCACGGATCTTATCAAGCATGGAAACAGGCAAGGCTGGCAGGAAAAATTCGATAATCTTTTATTTAGGAATCAATCATGGCTAATAATCTGCTGACTATCAGCAAAATCACGAATGAAGCACTGATGGTGCTTGAAAACGAATTGACTTTTACGAATGAAGTCGATCGCAATTACGACGATCAATTCGCTGTTGTGGGCGGGAAAATCGGCGCGACCGTAAACGTTCGCCGTCCGGGTCGTTTTATCGGCACCACTGGTCCGGCTCTTAACGTTGAAGATTTCAACGAGACGAGCTGCCCGGTTACTTTGTCGACTCAGTTCCACGTTGACACCAGCTTTACGACTCAGGATCTGGCGCTGTCGTTGGATATGTTTTCGGACCGCGTGCTGAAACCGGCCGTGGCCGCTATTGCTAACAAGATTGACCGCGATGGTTTGGTTACCGCTGCTGCCAACACCGCGAACATCGTCGGCACTGCAGGCACGCCGCCGACCAGCTTGCTGACCTACCTGACCGCTGGCGCCTATTTGGACAGTGAAGGTGCGCCGCGTGATGGCCGTCGTTCGTGCATCGTGGAACCGTTCACCAGTGCAACGATTGTTGACAGCCTGAAAGGTCTGTTTGTGCCGAACCAGAAAATTTCTCAGCAATACGAGAAAGGTCTGATGGGTACGGATTCGGCCGGCATGAAGTGGAAGATGGATCAAAACGTTGTTTCGCAAACGTTTGGTTCGTTTGCTGGAACTGGTGCTGTTGCGACTACGACCGCCACTGGCTTTTTGACAACCGGCTGGGCTTCAACCTCGACTATCACGCTGATTGCAACTGGCGCTGTTTCGCTGAATGCTGGCGACACCTTCCAGATTGCTGGCGTGTATGCGGTCAACCCGCAGAACCGTCAAGCGTATGGCACGAACAAGCTGCGTAACTTTGTTGTGAAAACTGCTGCTTCTGGCACCAGCACTTCGTTTAGCGTAACTGTTTCGCCTGCCGTTATTACTGCTGGTCAGTTCCAAAACGTCAGCATTCCGACCACGAGCGCAACCGCGGCGGTTACCTTCTTTAACAGCTCTGGCACCGTGTCACCGCAGAATATTGTTATGCACCGCAATGCGTTTACCGTTGCGATGGCTGACCTTGAGCTGCCAGAAGGTGTGCACTTTGCTGGTCGTGCAAGCGACAAAGAGCTGGGGATGTCCATTCGTGTCGTTAGGCAGTACACAATAAATAACGATTCAATCCCGACTCGTTTGGATGTGCTCTACGGCTGGGCGCCGCTGTATCCCGAGCTTGCTTGCCGCGTTGCTGCGTAATAACCAGGGGCGCAGTCAATGCGCCCCGTCTAACCTCATTTAAAGGAATTCATCATGGCAAATCCAGGACCGGCCTCGGCCACCACGATTCACCCGCAATCCCTCGGCACTAATCAGGCGTATCGTTTGCTTGGTTATGCAACGGGCGTTTCACTTGCTGCCACTGGCGATGCGGCTACTTTTAACGTCATTAACAGCGCGACCTACAACATCACCAACGTGGTAATCACCAATGCAAGCGCAGACGTTTCCGGCGGCGCTCTTGCCATCTGGACGGGTCCGGCTGGCACCGGCACAGAAATCGTGACCAATGCTTCGCTGACCAGCAACACCAGCTCGGCATACGTTACGAAATCCACTGTTGTTGCTGCAACTGGCACTAAAAATCTGTCAACGCAGCAGTTTGTTGTCAAAGTCGGCACTGCTGTTACTGGCACCGTTGACATTTACATTTACGGTACTGATTTCAGCACGTTCTAAGCTGTATCGGGAATCGTTCGCAAGGACGGTTCCCATTTTTCGAGGGTAAAACATGGCCTACGATTCCGCATTTTCTCCATTTGGGCCGACTCATCTTGTCGGTACTAGCTCTGTTCAAATAAAAGCAACCAACAACGACAATCCGACTTCCTATCGAATCCGTAATCTTAAAACAACGGATCAATATTTTTCTTGGGCGCCACCTGCACCAGGTGATGTTGCGGTAACTTGCGTTACACCAGCCGCACCAACTAACGGATCGCCGGTAACAAATACTCTGGGCATGGCCGGCAGCACGACAATTGTGATTTCTGGCATTCCTGCAAACGCATGGTTTTTGAGCAACGTTGCCGCAGGTTTTGAAGTCACTGCTGGCGAAGGCAAACTGTAAAGGCCGACCATGACGCAGCCGATCGACATTGTAAGCCGGGCGCTTAAGGATATTGGCGCACTGGAAGCGGGCGAAACGCCGACCTCGGATGCTGCACAAGACGCGTTTGACATGCTCAACGACTTGATCGACCAATGGTCGAACGAGCAAATGATGGTCTTTTACAAGACCGAGATTGTCTGGGCGGTTACGCAGAATGTCACGCAATACACGATCGGACCAGGCGGGTCGATTGGCGCCAGCTTTACCGGCTCGATCAGCGGCACCACGTTGACGATTCCGGCCAGCGGTCTGCTGTCAGGCTACATCACGCTTGGTCAGACGCTAACAGGCACCGGCGTGACCGCGGGAACGACGATCACAGGTTTTAGCACTGGCGCCGGCGGCAGCATCAATTACGCAGGCACCTACACCGTCAGCACCTCGCAAACCGTAACCAGCACGACGATCTCGGCCTACTATCAGCGGCCGTTGTCGATCAACTCAGCATTCGTGCGAGTATCAACGACCAGCAACGGTGTGCCGATTTACGGCGGCGGTCTGGATTATCCAGTCAGCGTGTTAAATCTTGAGCAATACAACCTGATCGGACTGAAAAGCCTAAACGGACCGTGGCCGAAAGCGGTTTATTACCAGCCGAGCGAAATCCTCGGAAATGTGACCGTCTGGCCAAATCCGTCACAGGGCGAAATGCACCTATTTGCTGACACTGTGTTTACGCGTTACGGCACGCTCTATGACTCAATAAGCCTGCCGCAAGGCTACACAATGGCCCTGCGCTGGTGTCTGGCCGAGCGCCTATGCCCGATGTATGGGAAAGCCTCGCAGACGCAGCTGGCGATGATTAACGCGTTTGCAGCGCAATCCAGGGCAACGGTCAAACGCACCAACATGAAGCCGGCTCAGATTGCCAGTTACGATGATGTGATTGTTTCCGGTCGCCGCAAAGATGCTGGCTGGATTCTTCACGGTGGATTTATTTAAGGATAATCATGTCTAATATCGCAATTTCTGCTCTCCCCGTTGCCACTTCGCAAGCTGGCGGTGATGTGCTGCCAATCGTCCAGGCTACGACCAGCACGACCAAACAACTGTCGGTCACCAATCTGTTCACCAGCCCGACGTTTGTTACGCCTGCACTGGGAACCGTTGCCAGCGGCGTTATTAGCGCCTGCACCAGCACCGGCATGGTGCTGACTACGCCAACCCTAACGTCACCCACCATGACCGCGCCGGTGCTTGGCACCGTTGCCAGCGGCAACATCAGCGCGTGTACCAGCACTTCAATGGTCATGGTAACGCCGGTATTGGGCACGCCGACCAGCGGCAATCTGTCTAATTGCACCAGCACCTCAATGGTGTTGACCACGCCGGTAATCGGTGCGGCAACCGGCACAAGCCTTAGCACCACAGGCAATATTGTTGTTAACAGCACTGGAAAACTAGGTTATGCAACTGGTTCTGGCGGCACCGTTACTCAAGCCACCAGCAAATCCACCGGAGTTACGTTGAGCAAATCTACCGGTCAGATTACGTTGAACGGCGCCGCGCTTGCTTCCGATACCACGATCAGCTTTACGTTAACCAACACGGTAATTGAAGCTGGCGACATTCTCATAATGAACCACATCAGCGCTGGCACTCCGGGTGCTTACTTGCTCAATGCTCAATCTGCTGCGGGTTCGGCCAGCATTAACGTGCGGAACATCACCGCCGGTTCGTTGAGTGAAGCCATTGTGATCGCGTTTGCAGTCATCAAAGCCGTTACTGCATAACATGCCAGATTTTGGGTTTGTTGGCACATCCTATGAAGCGCCTAGCATCTATCAGGATGCTCAGGAGTGCATTAATTTTTACGCTGAAATAGATCCGACGAAACAACCCGGCCAGCGCGGGATTGTGGCGCTGTATCCGACGCCAGGCTTGTTGCTGAAAACGCAGCTTGCAGTTGCAGAGGTTCGCGGCTTGCATACTATGTCAGGTGGAGAAATCCTGATTGCTGTGTCTGGCTCAAATGTGTACTCGGTCAACATCAACATGGTGGCAACCTTAATTGGTGCTCTGTTAAGCAGTACAGGTCCGGTGTCCATCAGCGACAACATCACGACAAACAACGGTCTAACAGCCTATATCGTTGATGGCGATAACCGCTACACATGGGTTGCCAGCACAAACACTTTTGCAATGTTGTCAGCCAGTGATGGACCGTGGCAAGGTGCAAGCGTTACAGATCAAGTCGACAATTATTTCTTATACAACGAACCAGGCACGCAAAATTGGGCTTGTAGTGATCTTGGACTTGCCACATCATCTTTAGCTCTCTACGGCGCGGCTGATGGCTACAGCGACCTTCTGGTAAGCATGATCGTTAGTAACAGACAGGTTTATCTGTTAGGCGAGACAACCACTGAGGTTTGGACAGATGTTGGCAATGTAATCACAGGGATTACCACTTTCCCATTTCAACGGGTTCCAGGCACATCTTCTCAAAAAGGTATTGGCGCACCGTTTTCATTGGCTCGATTGGATGGAAGTTTTGTTTGCGTAACAAGAGACAACCGCGGCGATGGCACGATTGAAATGATGCAGGGTTACACTTGGGTCCGAATTTCTACCCATGCGGTTGAACAAACTTTGATTGACCAATATACCGGCGATGCAATTGCTTACAGCTATCAGATTGAAGGCCATGAAATGTACGTTGTGACATTTCCAACCATTAATTTGACTTGGGTATATGACTTTTCCACCAAAAGCTGGCACAAGTGGTTGTCATTTGATGACGGCGTTTATAACCGGCATCGGTCTAATTGTGGTGCATTTTTCAACAATATGTACATTGTTGGAGATTACGAAAACGGCAAGCTGTACAGCATTGAAAACGATGTTTATACTGAAGATGGGGCAACAATCCGCAGGCTACGTCGAGCGCCGCATCTTGTGGCCGACTTCCAACGGGAATATTTTGACGAGCTGCAGATCCAGTTTCAGCCAGGGGTGGGCTTAAATGGGTATCCTGGCTATGATGGTGAAGATTTAGCCACTGAATCCAATAACGTAATTGTGGCCGAGTTTGTGCAAGGTTATTTGACCACGCAAGCCGGTGACCAGTTAGTCACTGAGGCCGGTGACGGTAACGAACCGCTGGTTACTCAAGTGCAGCCTGCCGTGGATTACAACGGCTATGCCTTAGAAACGGAAGCCTATGAAGCTACGCCTGGCTACGATCCGCAGGCCATGCTGCGCTGGTCCAACGACGGCGGCAGCACCTGGTCAAACGAGCACTGGACCAGCATCGGCAGGATCGGCCGATATACCAATCGGGCTATCTGGCGCCGGCTAGGTTTTGCTCGGGATAGAATCTTTGAGGTTGCTATCAGTGCACCTGTCAAAGCGGTGATCATTTCTGCAAATTTGAAATCATCTGTTGGTGAGAATTAATGGCGACGGCGCCTAATTCCAACATCAATATCCCTTATTCGGAATTCCTGAACGCAACTACAGGAAGGCCGAATCAAGAATGGTTGATGTGGTTGATGAATCCGCAATTCATCACCGTAACTCTTGGCTCTGCGCTGCCGGTCACCTCTGGCGGCACCGGTCTGACCACAATACCAACCAACGGCCAGCTGCTGATCGGTAACGGCACCGGCTATACGCTCAACCCATTGACGCCAGGCGTCGGTATCAGCGTCACCAACGGCGTGGGCGCCATTACGGTCGCCAATACGGGCGTTTTGTCGTGGTCAGGGGGTAGCACTGGCTTGACGCCTGCAACCGCTACAACGGGCGCTGTGACGCTTGCAGGAACCCTCGGCGCAGGCTACGGCGGCACTGGCTTAAATACCTATGTGATCGGCGATATTCTGTATTCCAGCGGAACGACTGCGCTTTCGCGGCTTGCAGATGTGGCCACTGGGAACGCGTTAATTTCTGGCGGCGTGGCGACGGCGCCCAGCTGGGGCAAGATCGGACTGACAACGCATGTTTCTGGCACGCTGCCGATTTCTAACGGCGGCACAAATGGCACCGCAACAGCAACCGCGGGTGCGATCGCTTACGGCACCGGATCTGCTTATGCCTTCACCTCGGCCGGCACATTAGGCCAGGTGCTGACCAGTGCTGGCGCCGGAACGCCGACATGGGCGGCGGCTGCAACCGGCACCGTAACCTCGGTGTCTGTGGTGTCGGCCAACGGGCTGGCCGGAACGGTAGCAACCGCAACCACGACCCCGGCGATCACGCTTTCAACGACCGTCACCGGACTGCTCAAAGGCAACGGCACTGCAATCAGCGCAGCCACCAGCGGCACAGACTACGCGCCCGCGACCAGCGGCACGTCGATCCTCTACGGTAACGGCTCGGGCGGCTTTTCCAACGTCACGATCGGCACCGGCGTCGCCTTTGCCGGCGGCACGTTATCCGCGACCGGATCTGGCGGCACCGTCACCAGCGTGACCGGCACTGCGCCGGTCGTCAGCTCGGGCGGCACAACGCCAGCAATATCGATGGCCGCTGCTACAACCAGCGTTAATGGCTATCTGACCAGCACCGATTGGAATACGTTTAACGGCAAGGGCAGCGGCACTGTCACCAGCGTGGCTGCGCTGACGCTCGGCACAACCGGCACTGACCTGTCCAGCACCGTGGCAAACGGCACAACGACACCGGTTATCACGCTTCAAGTTCCAACCGCTTCTGCAACTAATCGCGGGGCGTTGAGTGCTGCGGATTGGACGACCTTTAACAACAAGGGATCGGGATCAGTCACCAGTGTGGCGCAGTCATTTACCGGCGGCTTGATCTCGGTTGCTGGCTCACCAATCACCACATCCGGCACGCTGGCCTTGACGGTTGCAGGCACTTCTGGCGGTATCCCTTACTTCTCAAGCGCATCAACCTGGGCAACCTCGGCGGCGCTCACGGCCAGCGCATTGGTGGTTGGCGGTGGCGCGGGGGCCGCTCCTGCCACAACAACAACTGGAACAGGTGTGATTACTGCGCTTGGCGTGAATACTGGCACCGCTGGCGCGTTTGTGGTCAACGGCGG